ATGGGGTGGTGGTTCGGGCGCAAGAGCGCGCCGGCGGACGCGAGGCCGTTTGTGCCCGCGTGGCTGACAGATAGCAGCCAGGAGGAGGGATTCGCTCGCTCCTATGAAGCGCAGTTCGAGGAGGTTTACCGGAAGAACCCGGTCGGCCAGCGCGCGGTGCGGCTGGTCGCCGGGATGCTCGGAAGTCTGACGATCGACCCTTCGACAGGCTCAGGGCAGGCGGCCGTGGCGCTGATCAAATCCGGGCTGCTGGAGGGCATTGCCGCCAATTTGCTGCTTCAGGGCAATAGCTATGTTCAGCTGATCGCCGACGACCAGGACCAGCCGGCGGAACTTTGGCTGCTGCGGCCGGAGCGGGTCCAGGTGGTATGCGACGATCGCGGCTGGCCAATCGCCTATCTCCACCGCGCCGGCGGCCAGCTGACGCGCATCGAGCGCCTCGACGGGCTCGGCCGGATGCAGCTTGCGCACATCAAGGCGCTCCACCCGCGCGACGACCATTATGGAATGGGCAGCATGGATGCGGCGATCGGCGCGGCGAGCGTCCACAATCGCGCGGCCAAATGGAACAAGTCGCTGCTCGATCAAGGAGCGCGGCCGAGCGGGGCGCTGAGTTACGAGCCCGCGGATGGAAGCGTGCTGTCGGCCGACCAGTTCAAGCGCCTGAAGGACGAACTGACGACCGAGTTTTCAGGCAGCGACAATGCCGGGCGGCCGATGCTGCTCGAGGGTGGGTTGAAATGGCAGGCGCTGAGCCTGACGCCGGCCGACATGGATTTCGTCGCGTTGAAAGAAGGCGCTGCGCGCGACATTGCGCTCGCCTTCGGCGTTCCCCCGGTACTGGTCGGGCTGCCGGGGGACGCCACCTACGCCAATGCCCGCGAGGCGGGACGGGCGCTGTACCGGCAGACGATCCTGCCGATGGCCGGGCGGATCCTGGGCGCGCTGGCGGAAATGCTGAGCGGATGGCTGGGACCGGTAACGCTGACGATCGACACCGACCAGATCAGCGAACTTGCCGAGGACCGGGCGGCGCTGTGGCAGGCGGTCGGGTCGGCGAGCTTTCTGAGCGCCGCGGAGAAGCGCGACATGCTCGGTTTTCCTTCGACAGGCTCAGGACAGGCAAGTCCTACAAAGGTTTCTAAATGACAAATGTTGCGTTAGGCACGGAAGCGCTTCTTGCCAGCCTGATGGCCCAGGCGGAGGGCCGCGGCGTCGACTTGGTCACGCTGCGGGCGCTGGCCGAGGAATCGAGCCAGGCCGGGGCGCGGCGGGCGCTGGCGTCGCTCGGGCTGGATGACGAGCGCGCGCGGCGCGACATGGACGAATTGCGCGAACTGCTGTCGGCGTGGCGCGACGCCAAGCGGACGGCGTGGCGCGCGGTGGTCAGCTGGCTGGTGCGGATCGCGCTCGCCGTGCTGCTGATCGGCATCGCAGTTCGGCTGCGGCTGACGGATTTGATGAGTGGTTAGGCCCCTCTCCCCAACCCTCTCCCCTGAAGGGGCGAGGGGGTTGCGTTTTGCAGGGTATGCGGCGGTGTTCGGGTCGCCGGACAAGGGCGGGGATGTGATCCGCAAGGGCGCGTTCGCCGAGGCACTCAAGCGGGCGACTGACGTGCCCTTATTGTGGCAGCATAAGGCCGGTTCGGTGATCGGCCGGATCGAGCATCTGAGCGAGGACGAACGGGGATTGCGGGTGATCGCGGCCATCGGCGACGCGCGGGCGACGCGGTTGCTGGAGAGCGGCAAGGTCGCTGGCTTGAGCTTCGGCTACCGCGTGCGCGAGGCGAAGAGCGCGGGGGGCTTGAGGGAGCTGGTCGAGCTCGACCTGGTCGAGGTCAGCCTGGTCGCGAACCCGATGCAACCCATGGCACGGGTGCATGCGGTTGAAAGCGACGGCTGATCAGGCGATCATCGCGCGATGCGGCTGAAGCTCCTTGTAATGGCTCTGATGCTGTCAGCCGGCTGCAAGCAGCAGCCGCAGCGGCAGCCGAAAGTCTCCGAAGCCGAAATCGAATGGATGCATCGAAATTATCCAGGCATGACCGCGGAGTGCCTTGAAAAGTTGAAATGGGGCGGATCCGAAGCTCTCCCGCATCGAGAGGACGAATGCTTCACGTTCTCCGAACCGAAGCGAATGCAAGGCTTATGGCGAAATCAGTTCGAGGGATCGGAATATTGCGATGGCCCGCGGGAATGCCCCGACGCCAAGGTGACCCATGAGTCGTTTATCTGGCTCGCAATGAGGTCGCCCCTCGGAGGAGTGGAGGATACGCCGCCCGGCGGACTCTATGCGATCGATTTTATCGGCAGGCGTTCGGTCGGCGTCGGCATGTTCGACGGCATGGCGAAGAACGAAGTCATCGTTGATCGGCTGCTGTCGATAAAGGAGATCGAATCTCCGCCGCCGCAGCCGACAAGGGCTGAGATAATCAAGCGGATGAAGAAATGCGAAAAGCAAGGGACCTGCACGCCAAACTGGGGTTACATCTACGCAACGACTGAGGCGCAAGACAAAAAGGCGCATGTCGAGGCGTACTTGAAGGACTGCTCGAGCAAGCCGATCTGCATGCCGAACTCGGACATGCCAAAGCGGAAATAGCGGGATCCCCGCTTTCGCGGGGATGACGAAGAGAAAGTGACGAGGGTCGCGAGAAATCGCGACCCTTTTTTGTTGCGCGAGATTCAAAGGAGAAGAGTTAATGGTGGAAGTGAAGGCGGATGCGCTCGAGCAGTCGTTCGAAGCGTTTGAGAATGAGGACGACGGGGTCGCGGCGCTGAAGGCCGAGCTCGAGACCCTGAAGGCGAAGATCGCGAGCGGCGTGATCCAGGCGCAGCGGCCGGCGCTGGACGGGGTCAAGTCGGCGGAAACCACGAGCTTCGTCGACCAATATCTCCGGCGCGGGATCGAGAGCGGGCTCGAGACGAAGGCGATCGGCAGCTCGTCCGGTTCGATCGGCGGTTACGCCGTGCCCCAAGAGATCGACCGCGTGATCGACGAGACGCTGACCGCGATCTCGCCAATCCGCGGAATCGCCAATGTCGTGAAGGTCGGCAGCGCCGGCTATTGCAAGCTGATCGCGACCGGCGGCACGCCGTCGGGCTGGGTCGCGTTCGAGGCCGCGCGGCCGGAGACCACAACTCCAAATTTCACGCAGGTGGTGCCGGCGTCGGGCGACCTCTACGCCAACCCGGCGGCGTCGCAGCAAATGCTCGACGACGCGATGTTCGACGTGGAAAACTGGCTGGCGCACGAGATCGCCAACGAGTTCGCGCGAGCCGAAGGCCAAGCGTTCGTCAGCGGCACGGGCACCAACCAGCCGCTCGGTTTCCTCAGCTCGCCCAACGCGGCGACGGTGGATTCGGCGCGGCCGATCGGGACGCTGCAGTTCATCGGCACGGGCACGGCGGGCGCTTTCCCAGCGAGCAACCCAGCCGACAAGTTGATCGACCTCACTCAGTCGCTCAAGGCGCCGTATCGCCAGGGGGCGGTGTTCGTGATGAGCTCGGCCACCGCGGCGGTCATTCGCAAATTCAAGACCGCGGACGGGGCATTCATGTTCCAGCCGAGCCTGGCGGCCGGCCAGCCGGCGACCCTGCTCGGCTATCCGTTGATCGAGGCCGCGGACATGCCGGACATCGCGGCGAACAGCCTGTCGATCGCCTTCGGCAACTTCAAGGCCGGCTATGTGATCGCCGAGCGCAATGCGACGCAGATCCTGCGCGATCCCTACAGCCACAAGCCGTACGTCCATTTTTACGCGACCAAGCGAATCGGTGGCCAGGTCGTGAACTCGGAAGCGATCAAGCTTCTGAAGTTCGCCTGAGCCCCAGAGGGGGCGGAAGGCGAGCCCCTGCGCGCTGCCCCCTCAATACCCCTCTCCCCAACCCCTCTCCCCCAAAAGGGGCGAGGGGCTAAGCAGTAGGAGCCGCAATGGCGGACCCCTTTCAGCCGAAGTTCGTCGACCTCGTGCGCAACACGACGACCACACAAGGCACCGGAAATTTCGTGCTTGGCGCGGCGGCGACCGGCTTCACCAGCTTCACGACCGCGCTGCAGCCCGGCGACAGCTTCTATTATTCCGCGATTGGCGTCGACAAGCCGGCCGAGCGGGAGGTCGGGCGCGGTACGCTGCAGGCCAACGGCAGCATCAGCCGATCACCGATCAGCGGTTCGCCGACCAATTTTTCCAACGGGACCAAGACGGTCGCTTTGATCGCGGCGGCGGAATGGTACGGTGCCGCGCAGCAGATCGTCGCCGCGGCCGCGCGCATGCCCGCCATCGTGGCCGACCGGACAGCGCTTGCTGCCTATTCGGCGTCGCCGACGGCCTATCTTCGCGAAGCCGGGCGCGAGGGGATGTTCGGGTGGAACCCGTCCAACCTGTCGGCCAGCGTCGCGGCCGATAGCCGGCAGGGCCTTTTCGTCGCGCCAGCGAGCGATCCGACGGGCGCTTCGGGTGCCTGGGTGCGCAACTATTCGGGAAGCGTGAATGTCCGCTGGTTCGGCGCGGTGGGCGACGGCACGGCCAATGACGGTGCCGCCTTCGTGGGCGCGCTGGCGGCGCTGAAATCGTTCGCGGACAATCCCAGCGGCGGCGGATTCTACAAGGGATCGCCCAAGCTCTTCATTCCGGCCGGTCATTATTATCTCGGCGCGACCCCGATCGACGTCCGCCACACGCTGATCATCGAAGGCGAGGGGTCGGGGCAGTTCGGACCCGGATCGGGCGGCTGCTCCCACTTGCGATGGGCGGATGGCACGGATGGCCTACGGATCCAAGCCGCCAACACGTCCGCGCTCTCGACCGTCGACAGCACAGTCCATGACGGGGCGGGGGGCGTCGTTCTCAGGGACCTATGCCTTGAGGGGGGCTATGCGGGCACCGAAAGCGACCACCACGGGCTCACGATCCGCAACGCGATCAAGGCCGACCGGCTGTACATCAAGAATTGGCCGGGAGAGGGGGTCAAAGCGTGGGCCGGAACCATCAATGGCTTCGGCAGCGTCAGCGGCAACGTCAGCACGACCATGCTCACCGCGGTGAAGGTCGAAGGATGCCGCGGCGGAATCGACATCCGCGGGTCCGATGCGAACGTGGTCACGACCATCAATTGCGAAGGCTATCAAAACCGCCAGTTCGGGCTGATTGACGACAATGGCGCCGGATCGAACACCCATATCGGCCTGCACACCGCATCGAACGGACTGATCAGTAATACGGGTGTCTATACCCAGTGCTCGACCGGCGGGAACCGCTACGCGCTCACGTGGGGCGGCAATCCCTTAAACGGGCCAACCGGCACGCCGGACGATAATGCCGATTGGCTATTCGTCGAAGCCGGCGCAGTTGTTGACAATCTGATCCCGGCCTGGGCGGCGACCGCGGGACTCTTCCGTGCGGGTGGCGACATCCTCACGCTGAACAGCGCGGGAACGGTCCTGGTCAACTGCTACAGCGAATATGGCGGCTTCAGCCAGTTCAGCGCCAACACGTTGATCGATTCCGGCACGTTGCTGCCGAAATATCATCGCGGCGGCATCCAGATCATGCCCGATTCCGACTATGGCCTCACGCTAAAGCGGTGGCTCGACAATATGATCGTGCTCGACACCGGCGGTTACAGCGCGGGTTTCTGGGCGCGGGACATCCGTAACGCGGTGCCGTTCGGCTATTTCCTCTTCGCCAAGGGAGGCGGGGTCTATTTCAACAGCACGACGGGGCTGGAAAACCGCGTCGGGGGAGTGCCCAAGAACTGGCTCGACGGCGGCGGCCTGCGGCTCGACACTGGGCAGGCGATCCAGATCGCGGGCCAACAGGTTGTCGGCGCGCGGCAGACCGGGACGCCGGGTGACGCGACCGACCTCGCCTCGGCCGTGACGCTGGTCAATTCGCTGAAAGCCAAGCTGGTCGCTCATGGGTTGATCGCATGACTGCTTCAGTTCTGCGTAGCGACCCGCTGCATCCGGCGCGGGTTGAAGACCGCTCTTCGGATCAGGCTTTCGAACGGCAATATCGCGAGGGCCAGCAAGAACACCGTCACAAGTCCGATGAAGAAGGATGCGGGCTCACCAACGCCCGTTCGAAGCATAATCTGTCGACCGATATCCATGTGAATCAAGTAGAGCGGGTAGGTCATCAATCCGATAGTTCGTGTCGGCAGCCAGCGCGTCCATCTGCGGATAAACTCGTTGTTGAATACGCTTCCGGCGATCAGCCCGATGGCGACAAGCCAAACCAGCGGAGCGGTCATGAACGACCCCGGAGTGCCCGGAGCAAGGGCGTGGCTCCGGGTTGCGACGGCGACGAAGCCGGAAACCACGAAAACCACGGACGCGATGTCGTAACGCCTTTGCTGAAACAGCATGCCGAGGGCGAAGAAGACGCCGTCGTGGGCGAGCAGAAGATAGCCACTGTAATTCTCGATCAGATTGAAATCGACGGGCCTCCCGACGAAAGAATTGACACCGCGCAGGAACCAGAAGCCGGCGCTATAGAGGCCGAGGCAGAGCGCGACCTTGGCCAGGTCCCATTTGAGCCACAGGCACACAGTAACCAGCGCGTAGAACGCGATTTCTATTGCGAGCGTCCAATAAACTCCGCTGACCCACGGGCCAACGGGAGAGAGGATCATCGTCCTCAGGTAGCTGCCGACCGGCATGGGCTGGATAGCAAAGATCAGCGAAGCGCAAATCCACGAGGCCGGATAGAGGCGTGCGGCCCGGTGTGCCGCGAAACCGGCGGGCGTACTGCCTTCGGCAGAAAGTGCGATGACAAAGCCCGAAATGACGAAAAATATCGGCACGCCGACCCAACCCCACGCGACGAACGGGGCCAGTTTTGGCATTTGACGAATGGGGTCGCTTCGCCACCACCACCAGCCAAGATGGTACACGGCGACCATCGACGCTGCGGCGAGCCGAATCAGGTCGAGGCCAGGGTAGATACGCCCCTTACTCACGCACCCGTTTACCATCACAAAGCCAATTTCGAAAACGCCCGCGTGATCTGTTGGAAACTGGCAGGTGTGGCATGAGCATCGGCGCCGACGCCATCAGCGAAAACACGATCGCGGCGCAATCGGCCGCAACCTCGACCAGCAAGGGGCCGCCGCCAAAGCGCACATTGGTCGCCACCACCGACACCGTCGCGCAGCCCGAACCGCGCTGATCCCCGCTTTCGCGGGGATGACGGGTAGAACGAAGGACAGACATGACACTTCTTCTGAAGGATCCCGAAGCGGTCCTCGATTATGCGATCGACTGGGGCGCCCAGTATCTCGATCAGGGCGATTTGCTCGCCGAGAGCAGCTGGTCGGTCGAGCCCGATGAAACCGACGGCGTCTCGGTCGTGGACAATAGCTTCGGCGACAGCATTTCAACGGTCCAGGCCGCGGGGGGCATTCCGGGCCGATTGTACCGTCTGGCGAATCGCGTGGTGACCCAGTCGGGACGAACCGACGAACGATCGATCACGCTGCGCGTGGAGAAACGCTGATGGCCGGGCTAGCGGAGCCGATCGTCTCGATGAGCGAGGCGCAGGCCTATGTTCGGATCGAGACGGGGGAAGAGGAAGCGTTGCTCGCGGGGCTGATCCGTACCGCGAGCGGGCTATGCGAGGCGTTCATCAACCAGGTCGTGATTTCGCGGCCGTTCGAGTGCGATCTACCGGCGAGCGGCCTGTGGGAACGCCTGCCGGTCACGCCGGTGCGGTCGATCACCGATGTGGCTGCCGCCGACGCCAATGATGCGGCGACGCCGTTGCCGAGCGACGGCTACGCGGTCGACGTGGACTTTGCCGGTGACGGTTGGGTGCGGGTGACGCAGCCACCGACGGCGACGCGGGTCAGGGTCAGCGGCACGGCGGGGATCGCGGATAGCGAGAACGGCGTCCCGGAGCCGATCCGCCAGGGCGTTTTGAGGCTGGTCGCGCATCTGTTCACGGCGCGCGACGGCGACAGTAGCGAGCCGCCCGCGGCCGTGACCGCTTTGTGGCGGCCGTACCGCCGACTGCGGTTGGCATGAGCGGCGAGTTCGCGGGGACGCTGCGCGAGCGTGTCATCATCGAACGGCCGGTTTCCCTGCGCAACGCGATGGGCCTGCAGGAGCCGGGCTGGGAAGAGGTTTGCCGCTGCCTGGCCTCAGTAGTGCTCGAGACGGTCGGGCCTGAAGCAGAGGCGCAGGCGCTGAGTTCGATGCCGAAATATCGTGTGACCATCCGTCAACGCGACGGGATTGCTCTTGACCAGCGCGTGCGCTGGAACGGGCGGAGCCTGATGGTCCGCCAATTGCTCGACGACCCCAGGACCAAGGACCGGATCGCGATGCGGTGCGAGGAGGTTCGCGGATGATGGACGCCTTGCAAAGCCGCGGCGAGAAGCTGGCGCGCGACGGGCAACAACGGAAGGTCGCTGAGGTAGCTGCGCAGTTGCGCGCGATGTTCGGAAGCGCGGCGGTGCAGGCCGAGGATGCGCGCGTGCTCGTCAGCGGGCGCGGCATCATCAAGCGCTGGCTGATCGATCCGAGCCTGCGTTTCCTGATCGGAGGATTGCGGTGAGTGCGGGCGGGGCGCTACAGAGCGCGATCGCCTCGGCACTGGCGGGAACGCCTGTTACCGGCGTGTTCGACGGTCCGCCCGCGCGGGCGGCCTATCCCTATGTGGCGCTCGATGCGACCACCGAGAGCGATTGGAGTCACAAGAGCGGCGCAGGCCGCGAGGTGCTGGTTGCGATTACTTTGTGGGACGATCAGCCGGTGCGGCTTCATGGGTTGGCCGACCAGGTCGAGGTGGCCCTTTCAAGCCTGGATGCCGTCGAGGATTGGCAACTCGTGACGATGCAACTGGTACGGCGGCGGGTCGTCCGTGACGTCGCCGGGCCATGGGCGGCGGCGGTTGATTATCGCGCGCGGATGCTAGCGATCGCTTGAATCTGGATTCCCGCCTTCGCGGGAATGACGAAAATTGGAGGAGAAACGAATGGCGGCGGAACGCGGCAGCGCATTCCTGCTCAAGATCGGCGACGGGGCGGCGACCCCGGCCTACGCTACGGTCGCGGGCCTCAAGACGACGCAATTATCGATCAATGGCGATGCGGTGGCGATCACCAACAAGGGCAGCGGCGGGTGGCGCGAGTTGCTGTCGGGCGCGGGCGTCCGGTCGGTCTCGGTCGCGGCGAGCGGGATCTTCACCGGCAGCGCGGCCGAGGCGCAGGTGAAGGGACTGGCGCTATCGGGTGCGCTCGAGAGTTATGAACTGAGCTTCGAGAGCGGCGACCGGATGCGCGGGTCCTTCCTGGTCACGCGCCTTGAATATGCCGGCGATTTCAACGGCGAACGCAACTACACGCTCGCGCTCGAGAGCTCGGGCGAGGTGGTGCCACTGTGACGGCCAATCCTTATCGCGGCGAGGCGAGCATCGAGGTCGCTGGCGAGCGGCTGCTGTTGCGGCCAAGCTTCGGCGCTCTCGTCGCGGCGGAGGAGGAGCTCGGCTCGCTGTTTGAGCTGGTCGAACGCGCGGCGGCGGGCGCACTGAAACTGCACGAGATTGCTGCGCTGTTCGACCATCTGTCGCGCGGGCGCGCGGAGGCAATCACTCGGGCTCGGATTGGCGAAGCCGTGGTTGAAAAGGGGCTCGCCAAGATCACGCCGGTGCTGAAGCAGGTGCTGACGCAGGTGCTTCAAGGGCGGTGACGTTCGGTGAGGCAGCCGCGCGGCTGAGTGGCGCGGCCGCGATGCTGCTCGGCTGGCGGCCGGACGAGTTCTGGAACGCGACGCCGGCCGAGCTGGCGCTGGCGCTCAATGTGCAGGCGGCAGCAGCAACGCCTGACGAGGCGACAATCGAGGCGCTGAAGCGGCGCTTTCCCGACGATAGCTGAGAGTTAGATATGGACGAAGTTATCGAGAGCCTCGTGGTCAGCGTGCGCGCGGACACGGCCGGCTTCGCGCGCGACGTTGCATCGATGCGCGGCGAGCTCGAGGGGCCGCTGGTTTCTGGTGCGGGGCGCGCGGGGCGGCTGATCGACAATGCGCTGGCGCGGGCCATCACGACGGGCAAGGTCGGGTTCGACGACCTCAAGAAGGTGGCCCTTTCAGCAATGAACGAAATTGCACAGGCGTCGCTGCGGAACCTGTTTGGCTCGGGAAGTGGAGGCGGGGGGCTTGGCGCCGGCTTGATCAATGGGCTTTCGGGGTTGGTCTCATCCTTGTTCGGCTCGCCGGGGCGCGCGACTGGGGGACCGGTCAGCGCAGGCCGACCCTATGTCGTTGGCGAGCGCGGACCCGAGCTGTTCGTTCCTTCCAGCGGCGGCCGGATTGAGCATGTGGGTGGCGGAGCGCGCGACGTCCGCGTGGGCATCACCATCCAGTCGCCCGCTCCGTCCGACCCGCAGGTGCTTCGGCAGTCGAGCCGGCAGGTGGCGCGGGCGATCCGCTCGGCGCTGCGGACGAGCCAATGAACCTCTGGTTCACGCGCCCTGGCGCGAAGATCGTGCAGACGCACGTGAAACGGTTCGACCCGCTGCACTGGACGGTCGATTTTCCGCGCGGGACTGTGGCCAGCGTCGTGACGACGAGCGATGGGCATGGGTTGAGCGTCACAGCCGAGTTCCTGCGCAAGGACGACCTCGTCGGGCTGATCTGGACTAGCGAGGACAAATGGGCGCACCCGGCCCATGCGCGCGAGACGAGCAAGGATTATTCGCACTGCAAGCTGAGTTTTCATTGGCAGTCGAGCGGGGTGATCGCGCTCGACGCGATCAACGGGCCGACGCTGACGATCGAAGGCAAGGACGCTTCGGGCAGCCCGCGCACGTGGCTCGTGCGCTTGTGGAATTATGCGAGCGGGACGGCGACTGATGCCGTGATCGCGCTCGACTTCGATGCGCTCGACGGCGGCTTCGGACTGCCGGCTGACGCGGACCGGGTCGATCCGACGAGCATCGACCGGATGTTCATCAGCCTGGTCGCGCCGGGGTACGCGCAAGGATCGACCGAGCTGTTCGCCGCGCCGGTACAGGCGAGCGTCACGATATCCAACGTGAGTTGCGACGGATCGGGCAGTGTCCTTGCGATCAACGACGCGTTTGTGCCCGAGCATCAACTGCGCGTCGCGACCGCCTACGACGACCTTTACAATGTGCCACCGGAGCGGGTGATCCAGGCGATAGAGCGGTTGGGATACCGCGGAGTCGTCAGCCACTACATCGGGATGAGTCATTATTTCGGGCTCACGAGTGACGGCGAGCTCGATCCCGCGCGGACCCAAAACAGCGCAGCACTGGTGTGGCACCAGGACTTCGCTCGGGCGGCGAAGGCGCATGGCTATGAGCTGATCTGGTCGCTCTCCTACGAAATTCTCGACATGTTTTGCCCGGAGGTGTGGAAGCAGCGGGCGCATGATGGGACACCGGCACTGACTGCATGGGATCCGCCGTCGAGCTTGGTTTCGCCGGCTAATCCGACCGCGATTGAATATCTCAAGAGTGTCGCGGTCGAGCTTGTGGGGATCTCGCAGGACGCGGGGCTGCAGCCGAAGATCCAGATTGGCGAGCCGTGGTGGTGGGTGCAGCCGGGCGGAGCAATTTGCCTGTACGATGATGCGGCGAAAGTGGCGTTGGGTGGCGATCCGGTCGAGATCGCCGACGTTCGCGCAAGTCTGACGGTGGCGCAGACGAACTTGCTCGATGCCGCGGGTGAACTGCTCGCGGCGTCTACGGCGTCGATTACTGCCGCGGTGAAAGCGCTCGGCGCGGAGACCCTGCTACTGGCCTATTTGCCGACCGTGCTCGATCCGTCGGCACCCGAGCTCAAGCGCGCGAACCTGCCATTGGCCTGGGCAAAGCCGGCCTTCGATGTGCTTCAGCTCGAGGATTATGACTGGGTCACGGCGGACCGACGGGGCCTGCGCGAAGCCGCTTATGCGGAGGTGCAAGCTCGCCTTGGTTACGCGCCATCCGAGCAGCATTATTTCTCGGGCTTTGTCGCCGAGCCGGCGCAGCGCAGTCAGTGGCGCAACATCGTCGATGCCGCGCTTGCCGCGACCAAGCGCGGGGCCGCGCAGGTCTTCCTGTGGGCGCTTCCCCAGGTGCTCCGCGACGGCCTTACAATCTTTGGAGAGGAGCAGCCGGTGACGCCATTCGACGACGTACCGTTTCCAATCGAAATCGGACAGGACGCTAGCGTCGGGCCCAGCTTCTCGACCAACATCGTGACCAGCGCCAGCGGCCACGAAGCGCGCAACGCCAACTGGGCCCAGGCGCGGATGCGCTTCGACGCCGGTCCAGGCGTCCGGGGAGAATCCGAACTGGAGACACTGCTTGCCTTTTTCCGGGCGCGTCGTGGGCCAGCGGCCGGTTTTCGCTTCCGGGACCCATACGACAATAGCTCGAACGGAATGACGGCGGCGCCCACGTCGGGGGACCAGGAGATTGGGACGGGTGACGGATCGACCGACCGCTTCGCGCTTCTGAAACGCTATGGGACGGGCGAAGACAGACGCATTACGCGCCCAGTGCCGGGTAGCGTGCGCGTCGCGGTCGCGGGCGCTGAGGTCACGATCGGATGGACACTCGAGGATGGCGGCATTGTGCAGTTCGCCGAGGCGCCGGCAGCCGGCGTGGACATCACTGCCGGGTTCCTGTTCGACGTGCCGGTCCGCTTCGCCGACGACCGCATCGAAGTGAACCGCTCGACCTTCCTTGCCGGAGAGGCGCCGTCGGTGCCTCTGGTCGAAGTGCGCGAGGACTAAACATGAGCATCGCTGACGGCGAATTGACCAGCATGGCGCTGTGCTGGCGACTTGAACGCTCGGACGGCGGGGGCATTGCGCTGACGAGCCACGACCAGCCGATCGTCAGCGGAAGCATCACGTTCGACCCCAACCCGGGGATGGTACCGGCGGCGGTTTCGCGCAGCCTGGGCCTCGACCCAGACGCGGGTGAACTCGCGGGTGCGCTGAGCTCCGATGCGCTCGCAGAGCATGACCTTGCGCTCGGCCGATGGGATGGATCGAACTTGGAGCTGACTGTCGTTGATTGGATCGATCCGGACGCTCCGCTGATCTCGCTTCTCGCGGGAGAATTGGGCAGTGTCAGTGTCGACGGCGAGAGCTTTACCGCCGAACTCAATGGTGCGGCGGCTCGGCTGGAGGAGCCGGTATGCCCGGCAACCTCGGCCGAATGCCGCGCCCGCTTTGGCGACAAGCAGTGCCGCGTCGATCTGGCTGCAAGGACGCTGGTCGCGACCGTGACGGCTAGCGACGGCGCCACTCTGATGTTCAATACGGTGTTGGACGATAAATTCGTCCTTGGCCGGCTGCGCTACAAGAGCGGTGCAAACTGCGGCCTAATGAGCGTCATTATGTCGGTCGATGGGGCGAGCGTGCAAATCCGCGATCTGCCGCGCGCAAGTATTGAGGCAGGTTGTCGGGTCGAGCTGCGCGAAGGGTGCGACAAGAGGTTCGCCACCTGCGTGTCGCGATTCAATAATGCGGTGAACTTTCGAGGTGAACCGCACCTTCCCGGCAACGACCTGCTGACCCGCTATCCCGGAGCTTGAGCGAATGAAGATTGATTATGCGGCGCGCGCGCGGGCGCTCGTCGGAACGCGCTTTCGCGCGCAAGGACGAGACGAGGGCGGGCTCGATTGCGTTGGCGTCGTCCTCGCAACCTTCGATATTCCGACGGCTTGCACGCGGCACGATTATCAACTGCGCGGCGATTATCTGCCGAAACTCCGCGCGGCGTTAGATGCTCACTTTCGGCGCATTCCGAGGGGCCAGGCGCGCGACGGGGACGTGATGCTGCTTCAGGCAGGTGAGCGGCAATTTCACGTTGCGGTGCGGACGGAGCAGGGCTTCGTGCATGCACATGCAAGCATTCGGCGGGTCGTGGAAACGCCGGGCGAACCGAGCTGGCCAATCCTCGGCGTCTATCGCAAGCGCCGGAGCCGCTGAACCTTGGCGACGCTCGTCTTCAGCACGATTGGAACCGCGCTTGGCGGACCGGTCGGCAGCGCGATTGGCGCACTGATCGGGCAATCGATCGACCAGGCCTTGCTCGCGCCCGTGCGCCGTGGTCCGCGGGTCGGCGACCTAAGCGTCCAGACTTCCAGCTACGGTACGCAGATCCCGCGGATTTACGGGACCATGCGCGTGGCGGGGACGGTGGTCTGGGCGACCGACCTAATCGAGAGCGAGCAGACCAGCGGAGCTAAAGGCCAGCCTGACATCACATACAGCTATTCAGTATCCTTGGCGGTCGCACTGTCGTCGCGGCCGGCAAATGCGATCGGCCGTATTTGGGCCGACGGCAAGCTTCTTCGAGGAGCAGCTGGCGACTTCAAGGTTGATACCGCTTTCCGCTTTTACAACGGCAGCGACGACCAGGTTATCGACCCACTCATCGGTTCGGTCGAAGGGATTGCCGCCACTCCGGCCTATCGCGGGGTTGCGCTCACGGTGTTCGAAAATCTCCAGCTGGCGGATTTTGGCAACCGCATTCCGATGATGACGTTCGAGGTTCTCGCTGACGGAGCGCCGCCGTCGATCGGATCGATATTGGACGACGCGTCGGGTGGGGCGATCAGCTGTGATGCGGACGACGAGGTCATCGGATTCGCCGCCTATGGCCGGTCGATCAAGAGCGCGGTTGAACCATTGGTCGGTTGCTTTGGCGTCGAATTATTCGACGATGGGACGATCCTGCGCTCGCCAGGAAACCAGGCGCCGATCGCGGTTACGACCGACGAGTTGGGAAATAGCGCAGAGGGCAAGCAGGTCGCCCGCATCCAGCGCGAGCAGGTCCCGGCGCGTGAGCTGCCGAGCCAGCTGCGATTGACCTATTATGATCCTGACCGCGATTATCAGACCGGCGAGGCGCAGGCGGCGGCAGGCGAGCTTCGTGGCATCGAGATCCGGCAGGATTTGGCAGCCGTTCTCCAAGCCGGGGACGCGAAGGCGCTTGTTCACGAGATGATCGCGCGGGCGTGGAAGCAACGCGATCATTTGACCTTACGACTGCCCCCCAGCAGGCTTTCGCTTCAACCTGGCGACCGGCTGTCCCTCGAGCTCGTACCGTCGAAATGGCGCATCGAAAAAATCACCGTCGACGGGTTCGTATCGATCGCAGAGTTGCGCCCGTCGAGCGGTCGGGCCGGTGGCAATATAGCGGGTGACAGCGGCCGGCTGATCCAGAACCCGGACGTCGTGGCCGTACCCTTGACCGTCGCCCTGCTTGATGTGCCGGGCAGCTCTGGGCTGGCGTCCGGTGGCCCAGTCGTCCTGCTAGCGGCCACGACGTCGGGCGGGTGGCAGCGACAACCGGTCGAGATCGGCTTTGCCGGCCAAAGTGTCACTGTCGATCCGGCGCGCGCAAAGAGCATCTTCGGCTGGGCCGAGGCAGCCCTGGCATCGGCGGGCACCGATCTGATTGACGAAAAGAGCGCGGTCATTGTCGCGCTCGTCGATCAAAACCAATGGCTGACAAGTTGCGACGACGAGGCGCTTGCTGCCGGTGAAAACCTTGCGGTGCTTGGGAACGAGCTGATCCAGTTCGGCGACGCGTTGCCCCTTGGAGGCGGGCGGTTTCGGCTCTCGCGGCTTTTGCGCGGACGCGGGGGTTCCGAATGGGCTTGCGCGGGTCATTCGGCGGATGAGCTGTTCTGCTTGCTCAGGATGGGCACGCTGCAGCCAGTTGCGCTGCCAAATTGGAGCATTGGCGCTACTGTAACCGCTACAGCGCAAGGGGGCGGTTCGGCGGCGATCGCTTTTCTTGCCGAAGCTCTCCGCCCGCCAACACCGGTGGATCTTGCCGGCGAGCAGCAGGCGAGCGGCGATTTAGTCCTAAGCTGGACGCGACGCAGCCGCCAGGGATTCGCCTGGATCGACGGCATCGATGCTCCGCTCGGTGAATCGACCGAACAATATCGCGTGAATTTGAGCGGTATCGCCGGCGCTCTCGAGCTTACGACGACGCAACCATTGCTGGCGATTGCTGCGAGCGACGTTGCCACGCTCGGTGTGGGCGCCGTGATGATCGAGGTTCGGCAGATTGGGGACGTTGCCGTCTCTCGAGCGGCCCAGATGGCCATTACACTTTCCTAGGAGCGAAATGATGACCGGAAGCGCGCGCCTGAACATGCCCTTTCTGATTCCGGGCCAGGCTCAGAAGGAATTTTTTCACAATGAAGCGCTGCAAACGCTCGATCTGGTCGCGGCTGCTGCCGTTGAAGAAGGCCCGCGGTCGGACCCTCCGACATCTCCAGCGGTGGGCGCTTGTTATATCGTGGATAATTCGCCGACGGGCGGATGGGTCGGCAAGAGTCAATGCCTGGCCGGGTACACCAGCGGCGGCTGGCGATTCATTGGCCCGATCGAGGGCATGAGCACCTACGAGAAGTCGACCGGCACATGGGCGATTTACCGCTCAGGCGCCTGGGATATCGGCACAGTCCGTGGCGCCAGCCTCGTCTTAGATGGAGCCCAGGTCGTGGGGAGCAGGCTAGCAGCGATTGCGGGGCCGAGCGGTGGCACAAATGTCGACGCGGAGGGGCGAGCGGCGATCAATCAGATTCTCGCCGCACTTCGGGAGCACGGGCTCATCGAAACCTAAGTGTGGGCGAGAGCGG